AAAATAAACTTCAATAACATTGCCATCTACTCTGATGTAATCTATATCATTTTTGCCATATATAGCACCCATTTTGGAAAACTCCCTCAGTTCTTCTTCCGTAAGCGGGAGAACTCCGTTTGCATCGGGCTTGCGTTTGGGTTTATAAATTTCCAGTGTTTCTGGTAAGATATACCATTCTTCCCCAGAATCATCTTTTATAATTGCTTCTTCATAATAATAATCGCCATGGACGGTTTTCTTTTCGCCCAACTCGTGTATTACATCATTTACAACAGCCTTAAATATCATTTATCCCCTCCTTTGGGTTTGTTTAATAAATCCCAGTCTTTGTGTTTTACAGGATCATATTTTATTTCTGGGAACTTGTTATGCCATTCTCCATACCCTGTTTTACTTCCATCGCTGTATTCTTTAGGTGCACACTTACAACATAAAGCCATGCCTTTTAAACTCTTATCCTTAAAGATGTCTGCGTTTCTTCCCCAATAAAAACCTGTTGCCGTATTATCAATGTTTCCACACTTTTCACATATAAATATAGGCATCACATCATCCTCCATGAAAGAACCGCCCTGCAAGATACAGATACATCAAGAGAGCGGTTCAATTAACAATTCAAACTCTTTTATTTTACTACTTTGATTTAAGATGTCAAGGAAATCAACAAAATAAATAAAAAAGTAACTTTGACAAAGGAGGTTTAAGCAGCTATGAATGCGGTTATGGTCCTATAGACAGAGACTTACACGCCGCTAAGAACATACTACGGGCGGGTTGCTCGGAAGTTAAGCCTGTGGAGACCGTATCAGACTGTGCATGCACAGCAATGGCCGACGAAGCAGGAAGTACACATAATTTTAGACAGGCTCGGAGGAAGCCTTTATAACTTTTTATAAGTTGTATAAACCAGGAAACATGAGTTATTTAGACCTTTTGACCCCAGAAGAATATTCTGTGGATCTTAAAATTGCAGAAAAAACAATCAAGATCAGACCCTACACACATGGAGACACAAAACCGTTTCTTGAAATGCTAGAAGACTACAAGACAAACAAGATCAAAAAAGTCAAGAGAATTTTTGAAGCACAACAGAATCTCATTGACAAGTGCATCATTTCAGACAGTGCAGGAAATCAGGTCAGATCAGCAGATCTTCACAGAGCCGATTTTATTCAGCTCATGATGAAACTCAAAGACATCACAAGAGGAGAGGATCAACCGATTTCATTTCGTTGCTCAAATTCCAGTTGTAGCGACAAGAACAAGGAACAACACATTGAGACTCTTCAGTTCAGTTTTGATGAGGCTGTTCTTGAAAGTTCTGAGACTGAGGATTTTGTAAACATCGAAACTCCCAGAGGAACGATCAAGGTGAATCTCTATCCTTACACCTTTGGAAAAATGATCGAAAATTCAGCAATGTTTGAAGACGATCTCCCGAATCATGAAGTCATTTCCAAGTTTCAGGCTTCTTTCATTGAGAGTATCGAAGTCGGTGAAGAGATTAGTGACAAGCTTCCGATGCAGGCAAAGATCGACTTCATCAACAGACTTGTTCCAAAGTATCAGCTTCAGATCAGCAAGTGGATTGATGCTCAGCCGATGTGGAAATGGGAAAAGAAATGGAAATGTCCTGTCTGTGAAGCAGAGAACATCGCAGTTCTCAAAGGAGTTCAGGATTTTTTCGTCTGATGGTGCAGAAAGCACCGTCAATCAGAGAATGGTATGAGCTGACTTCTATGATGTATAGATATCTGGGATTTTCAAAACTCGATGTCTACACCACGAGGACTGTTGAGCTTGAGAAATATCTTGGTGATTTTGTCAAGCAGAAAAAGGATGAAGAACGAGCAAGAAAGAAGGGGATGAAAAATGGAGCCTAGAGACCTTAGTAATCTGATGCACCTGTTGAGAGAAATTCTGGCAGAACTAAAGAAACTAAATTCAGAAAATAAATCTGGAAAATAAATAATAAGGATTTAACTTCAAAGGAGAAGAAAGTGGAATATGTAAGAACAGATAACGGATATGAAAGGCTGTTTGAGTATGAATGGCTGGAATATTCTAAAGACGAAGATATCAATGACATCACCAATCTTGTTTGTGACTATCATGATGAGATCGACAAGTTTGGAGATGTTGAAGAAAAGACAGAGCTGAAATCAATTCTGAAAAAGTATCTTGACACTGGTTGGGAAACAACTGAAGCCCTCGGCAGAAAACTCAGCTGTCTGAAACCAGAAAGTCTTGATGAACTCTTTGATGAATTGGATGATCTAGGAGCATTTGACGAACTCACTGATGATGAACTCGAAGAAGGCAACTATGATCTTGACGAAGCTCTGAAGAGAAAAGTCATTGTCAGGAATGGCAAAAGAAAGCGTGTGAAAAGAAGTACGAAGAAAGGCTACACCACAAGAGGCGGAAAAGAAGTCAGGATGTCTGCCAAAGAAAGACGGAACAGAAGGAAGTCTCAGAGAAAAGCAAGTCGGAAAAGAAGGGCGAAGAAATCACAGGCTCTGAGAAAGAGAAAGAAGAGCATGAGAAAGAGAAGGAATGTTAGATGAGACTCTTCATTCTTTCAATTATAGTCATTTCGGTGCTGGGGTGTCAAACAACTCAGCACCAGACCCAGAAAAAAGATCCTTGTGAGACTCTCGATGAAGAAGTCAGATCAGCCCTCTGCGACTGAACTCATTCATCAGGCAGTTATAGACATCAAAACAAATCCAGAACAAACAGAAGAAATTCTCAGAAAACTCATCACAGCTCTAAATAAATAATAAAGAATTATAAGAGAGGCGATGATGTCCAGAGAAGAAAAAGTCATAAATGAATTTACGAAGCTCCTCACAAATCTTGGAAAAGACACAGCAGAATCAAAAAAGAACACCAAACAGCTCATTGCTCTGACAAAGGAACAGCTCAGTGCTATCAGAGAACTGGCTGGTGGCTTTGAAGACAGTCAGACAGAGTTCAAGGCAGTCGAGACTCCAAAGGTCTTTGAGTCGAAATCTGCTGAGGACAAATTTGAAAAGGAGATGATTGACAAACAGGAGAAACTCGAAAAGGTCTTTGATGAAGATCTGGAAAGTCTTCAGGATGACATTCTCGAAGGAAATGACATCATGGCTGAGATGCTCAAAGAAATGGATGAGAATGACAAGAAAGAAGAGAAGAGAAACAGGGAATCAGAAAAGGTCACAACAAGCCATTTCGAGGCTCTGAAATCATCTTTCATTGATGCTGGAAAGTATCTTTCAGAACTCACAGGAATTTCTTCCATCGTTGATGCCGTTTCTGGTCTGTCTTCTGTTGTTGCCAGCAGTTTTGAGGAGCAATTCGGTCAGCTCGGAACACTTGTTGCTAAAACAGTCATTTCACCACTCAAGGGTCTGGGATCTTCAATTCTCGGTGGATTCGGCGGGATGATGGGTCTTGGTGCTCAAGAATCACAGGAATCGCAGAGAGCAGAAGATATTGAAATGAATTCACTGATGTTAGAAACGCTTGCTAACATAGATGAAAACACCAGAAAAGAAGATGAAATGCTCAAGGGAGGCAGTCTCGGCGATTTCTTCAAAAAAATGAAGTCATTTCTTCCTGCTGGAATGTTCACAAGAGGAACAGGTGGTGTCGGTGGAAAAATGGGTGGAATGCTTTCTAAGATGCTTGGTGCTGGACTGATCCTCGGCGGTGTGGTCTGGATGGCAACTGATTTCATCGACGGCTTCCAGAAGGGAGGAATGAAACAGGGAATTTCTCAGGCACTTCTTGGAAAAACAGATGGAACAATTGAATCAGCTTTCAAGAATGCTGGAAAATGGGCGTTGATCGGAGCTGGAATCGGTTCTTTTGTTCCCGTTGTCGGAACAATTGCAGGAGGAATCATTGGGGCCAGTGTTGGACTGCTTCTGAATTATATCGGAAGTCTTGTTAAATCAGATGCTAGTGTCGGTTCAAAAATAGGTGATTTCTTTCTCGGTGGAAATGGTGGAATTCTATCATCAGTTTTTAATGGTTCAAAATGGGGAGCGGTTGGAGCATTGATCGGAACTGCATTTGCTCCCGGCGTTGGAACAATTGCAGGCGGAATTATTGGGTTTGTGTTTGGGTTTCTTTTTAATTTCGTGAAGCAGATGCTTCCTGATTCCCTCAAGACAGGATTAGTCAAAATGGGAAATTGGATTTCGGATATTATAGGGACAGGAATTGAATACATCGGCAAAGCATTTTCTTGGTGGTGGGATACAACTAAAGCAATGTTTTTCGGTTATATCAATACTGTTAAATGGGCATTTGGTCTCATCGGCTCAGGAATTTCGTGGGTCGGTGAAAAAATATATGCACTTGCGGAATGGTTAGGAGTGTCAGAATATATTGACAAAGCTGGAGCTATGATTAAAAAAGGCTGGAATGCTGTTACGGGTGTTTTTGATAAATTTGTTGATTGGATTTCAAACATTGCAGGTGAAATTTGGGAATGGGTGAAAGCAGATCTCAGCGACTCTTGGGAACGTTTACAAAATTATCTTTTTCATGGTGGTGAAGACGGAAAGAAAAAAGAAAAAGAAGCTAGAGTGGTCGAGCAAAGGAAGCAATATCAATCTGAGATGATTAACATCAATAAAAGATCTGGAATGTCTGAAAAAGATGCTGTTCAAAAAGCTGAATCTCAGACATCTTTAAAATTTGGAATGGCTGGAATTTCGCCAGATCAGAAAAAAGCTGAATCTAAAAAGCAAAACGAAACAAAAATTGTCGAAAAGGATAGAGATTCACTTTTTAATATGAGTGTTGGAACTGAGACAGTCGCAAATGAAACTCCTGTGATCAACGAAAATCTTGTCGAAGGTAATTCCTTTTCAGAAATGATCGCTAAGAATCTCAGAAGCATCAAAGAATTTCTAAAAGGTGACATGCTTGCCTCTTTGGAACAATTCCTTGTCAAACAAGTCGAGGACACGATTGCTGGAATGAGAATTCTTCAGCAGGAGCAGAGAATGTATGACTATGCTATGGAAACTGGAAGTCTCAAGGGATATGCCAGTAAGACTCAGGAATATGCACAGGAACTCAAGAAGCTCGACAAAGGCAAAGCAGAGGGCTACACAGGAATGAAGAATGCTATGACTCAGGTGAATCAGAATCAAAACAGCGTCACAAACAACATCATCACGACAGGACTCGAAGACACACTCCGCAAAAAATAGCTCTGAGGCTTTCATATCTTTGATTCTCAGCATTTTCTCTTAAATCTAATATAAGGAATAGGGTCAGAATTTTTCATAGCGGATTTTCTTGTTATTTTTTAAAAATGGAATATAATAAAAATGTTTTGTTTATTTTTGGAGCATTTTGATGAAGCAAACTTGTTTTGGTTGGTTCGATGATGGTAAGTTATTTTATCGTTCAAAAACAACAGAAAATCAAATGAGAAATGAAATAAAAAATGTTTCTGATTTTGAACTTATATCTTCAGACAAAGAAAATATTCTTTCTTCTGCAATGCTAACTATGAAATGTTCTTGTGGTAGGCACGTTAAAATGAAATATTCTAAATTTCAGGATATTTTAGGAAAAGAACGAGCAGAAAGAAAATGTGATTATTGCTTGAATAAGAAAAACGATAACAAATCTGTTGATGAGTGGCTTAGGGAAAATTCAGAAGGAACAATTAGAATGAGTGATTATATCAATTCCACGACCAAAATGAAATTAAGGTGTGCTTGTGGAAAAGAATTTCTTAGAAGTTTTTCTATGTTAAAAACAAAAGATTTTCTGACTGATCAAAAATTCACTACCTGTAAAAGTTGTCGGATCAAAAAAAGTAAATACATTTTTGATGAATATGATTGTGAGTGTTTAACAGATTATTCAAATATTGATGAGATAATATCAGTTCGTTGCTCCTGCGATAAAATTTATCATACAACATTGAGAAGATTCAGAAATGGACAACATTGTTGTGACGATTGCTCAGGAAGAATTTCTTGGGTTCCAGAAAAAAAGCTTGAATTTATTTCTAAAAATAATTGTGAATATATCTCTGGTGATCTTGAGAGATATAATTCTGAATTGACTTTTAGATGTTCTTGTGGTGAAATATTCACAAAAACTTTCTATCTTTTTCATTCAACACCAAGATGTGATAACTGTCGAATCAGTTCAAAGGGCGAGGAAAGGATCTCTGAGTGGTTAAAAAATAAAAATATCAATTTTGAAAGAGAAAAGACTTTTGATGGATGTGTTGATAAGAACCGCCTCCGATTTGATTTCTATCTTCCAAATTATAACATTTTAATAGAATTTGACGGTGAGCAGCATTTTAAATCAATTGAAATGTTTGGAGGTCTGAAAAATCTCAGGGACACACAGAAAAAAGATAAAATAAAAAATAAATGGGCATATCATAAAGGAATTGATCTTATCAGAATCAAATACAATGAATACGATAGCATCGAAAAGATACTTGATAAAGAATTAGGAAAATAACAATCTTTTTCCTTGACTTTCTGATTCGTTAATGTAAGATAAAGGTGTTTTATTGATTTTTGAAGAGGAGAGGAAGATGAAATTGAATGAGATCCTTTTGAACACATCATCTGTTCTGGGTGATATTTCAATGAAAGTTGATGGTGAGGAAAATTCGTTTCATGATACGAACATCAGGAATCTTCATTATATTTTGGTCAAACTGACCGAAAATAAAGAAATTGTGATTTCTGATTTTCATCTGAAATTGACATTTTATCTCTATGATAACAAAACTGAAGTCATTGAAGAAGCTGATCTCAAAAGAGCAAAGGCGATGGTGACACAAATTAAAAATAAACTGACAAGAATTGAAGCAATGAAGGAGGCTGTAGAATGAATGACATGAAGAAGATCATGAGAACCTATGAAAACTATGTTCTCACAATACAGGAAACTATCACAATGATCACTGAGAGATTTCTTGAAGGCGAACTCCAGACAAATGCTGGCTTCCTTGAATATCTCTGTGAAAAAGCATCTCAGGCATACTACGAAGGCAATCCTTTCATGTCAGATGAGTTCTTTGACACATGCCTTGAACGTCTCAGATATTTCAGACCTTATTCCAGACTCTTCAAAACAGTAGGAGCAGACATTCAGTCGAGTTTTGAAAAGGTTAGACACGAAACAAGAATGGCTTCTCAGGCAAAGGTCAACGATCTGGAAGGATTTCATAGACATTTTCAATATCTTGGCGATCTTGAATATCTTGTAGCAACCGAAAAGATGGATGGCTTTGCAATCTCACTTCTCTATGAAAGAAAAGGCAGAGGATTTGTTCTTGTCAGAGGAGCAACACGAGGTGACGGAGACACTGGCGAAGACATCACAGAAAATGTCAGAACGATTGCAGACATTCCCTACAGAATCGACCCGCCTTCACTTCTTATTTCAGATGATATCGACAGATTTGAGATCAGAGGCGAAATCTACATGAAGAAATCTGTTTTCAAAGATGTCGCCGAAAAGGCAATGAAAGAAGAGGGCAAGGAATACAAAACCTGTCGGAATCTTGCTTCAGGATCTGCAAGACACAAGAATCCCGAAGTCGTTTCCGAAAGAAATTTGAGTTTCAAAGCCTATGATCTTCTCGGTGTTGAAACCGACAATTACATGGACACCCTGACAATCATATCAGCAATGAAAGTTCCTATTGTCTATAGATACTTGATAGACATGAAATCAGCAGAAGAAGCATTTGAAGATTTTGTAGAAACACGGAATGAACTTGACTATGACATTGACGGTGTTGTCTTCAGAATCGACAATAATGAAGTCTATGAAGAACTGGGATCGACATCTCATCATCCAAGAGGAGCTGTTGCATGGAAATTTCAGAATCAGACAGCGACTTCAGTTATCAAAGATATAATCTGGCAAGTCAGCAGAACGGGACAGATCAACCCCGTTGCTCTTCTCGACCCAGTTGAGATCTGTGGAGCAACGATCCAGAAAGCTAGTCTTCACAACATCACTAACATTGAGGAAATGAAATTGGGAATCGGTTCTGCCGTTGTTGTGAGCAGAAGAAACGATGTCATTCCTCATGTCGAAAAAGTTGTTTCCAATGAAGGAAACATCGACTATCCCGATCACTGTCCCGTCTGCAACGCCCCTGCTGTTATCAGAACATCAGACAACGGCATCAAGAATCTGTTCTGCACATCAGTCATGTGTCCAAGCAGAAGAGTCGCTGAATTTGATCATTTCTGCAAGAGGCTCGGAATGAAAGGAATTGCAACAAAGACACTCGAAAAGATGCTGGGAATCGGGATGCTCTATGACTTCAAAGATCTTTTCAACATCAGACCTTATATGATAGTTGAGAATCTTGATGGCTTCGGGCCGAAATCTGCTCAGAAGATTGTTGATACGATTCAGGAAGCCAGAAAGACAGAATTTCATATCTTTCTTTCGGCTCTGGGATTTGAACATCTGGGTCAAACTGTTTCAAAACTTATCGCTGACAAGTTCAAGACATTCTTTGACATCTATAATCTCAGCAGAGAGGATTTCAGGAATCAGATGTTGGAAATTGAAGGTATTGGAAAGAAAATGGCAGACAGCATTTCGGAAGAATTTGAGATGAGATCAAAGGAACTCCTGACACTTGTTGGATATTTTGAATTCGCGAATCCAGAATCTGATGATGTTGAAGGCATTTCTGGAAAACTCTTCTGTCTCTCTGGAACACTTCCTAGAGGGAAATCAGAATTGAAGAAGCTCATCACATCGGCTGGCGGTGTTGTGAAGTCGAGTGTTGTGAAGAATCTTGACTATCTTGTCGCTGGCGAAGGAAGCGGTTTGAAATCAGAAAAGGCTGAGAAACTGGGAATTCCGATTCTCAGTGAAAATAAATTACTTGAGATGTTAGGCGAAGAAATCAAAGAAGATGATCTGTTCTAGGAGGACAACATGGAAAAGACTTACAAATGCAGAGGAAGAATCTTTGAACCAGTTGATGACAGTGAAGCAAAGGATGACCCGTGCTTCAGTTGTGCGTTCTGGAGAGATGAGGACACGGCTGACACGAAATGTGTGGCTCCGACAAAACTTCTCAAGATCTGCATCGACAATGATATCTTCTTCAGGGAGGTCTGAGATGAATTACACACACGATTGTGATAGATGTCAGTTCATGGGAACCTATGAATGGAAGGATGATAAATACGATCTCTATGTCTGCATCGAAGGAAGCATTCTGGGAAATGTGTGTTATATTGCCAGATTCGGGAATGAGGGTAGTGAATATATCAGTCAGCCTGAAGATTTTGGCATGACTGTTGAAGAGATATACGGTCGACCAGAATTGGAAGGACATCCTATTGTTGAGTGTAAGAGAAGATATGAATCATTTCAGGAGAACAGAGCATGAATTTTATCAAGAGATTTTTTGTGATGAGAAAGTTCAGGAAGGAATTGGAAAAGATGAGGGAAGATCCTGTTCTTTATTATAGAAATAGGAAAAATATGTTCTTTGCTTCAGTCAAAAAAACTGATAGATTGGTTGGAATATATTGCTATCTGAAACACAAAGCTACTGATGGTGGAAAGCATGGTATTCTTCTATCTGACGGATCTGTAGATTATATGGAAGTCCCTAGAATCTCCTATGTCGTTTACGATCCCAAATCAATTCTTCAGGCACTTGGAATTCACTATGTCGATCTGAAAGAATTCAAGAGAATAGGAATGCCTGTGATTCATGGTTCAAGAATTCTCTACACATCACACAGTCTCGACTGGATCGCAGAAAACAGACCCGAATTACAATCAAAAATAAAGAGGTTTAGAAATGGAAGGAAGTAAGAAACTCAAGACACAGGGAATCTGTCGACATTGTGGGAGAGAAGTCAACATCATTGACTTCACACACTGGAAATATCTTGAAGAGTGGCTGAAAACAGACTGTTGTGAGGAATGCAACATCAAGATGTACGGCAGAGTTGCTGAAGACGAGAGGGAAGATGAACAATAAAAGAATTAAAGAAATTGAAAAGCAATTGATTAGTGAATTTGATTGTTTTCTGTTAGAAAAAGATCGGCTAGAATTGTTATATGGAGAAGTTTTCATTCAATGTGATAAAAATCTAGTTGATTGTAATTTTCGTTCTGATGAAAATCATATTCACGTCTCGCCTATAGTTTTTAATCTCCTAAAAGACCATCTAACAAATCAAATGTATTCCTAAATAAATAACTCCGATAAAAACTATATTATCGGAGACCAAATGTCTAAATATTTTTTCGACACAATAAAGAAGACCTTTCTGGTAGTTGCCAAGGAATTCTCTGACATTCAGATCACAAGAAAAGCAACTGACGGAAGCACTGAGAAAAACATTGATGTAGAACTCATTGTTGCCAACAAGCAGAAATTCTACAAAAGGATCAATCAGAAATCATCAAGACAGGCTGTTGTTCTTCCTGCAATTTCTATCTGGAATTCTGAGATCAATTACATGGTCGAGCGTCAACGAAATCCTAACTTCGGAAACTACAGACTGGAAAAGGATGATAACACTATCTTCCAATACCTGAGAAATCCTTCGCCAATGGACTTTGAATTTCAGGTCGTTGTCAGAACAAAAGTCTATTCTGACATGAGACAGATCCTCGAAACAATCGTCCCTAAATTCCAACCGAAGAAAACCAAGTCGATCAATCTCATTCCAGAGATGAATGTTACTCTTGATCTGCCTATCATTCTTGAATCACTAGCGACCAATTTTGAACTTGAAAGTGACGAGGCAATGGAAAGTGTCAGAGGACTGGAAGCAGAATTCACTTTCAGAGCCGAATCATGGATCTTTCCTCCCATTGAAGAATTTGACATGGCGAAATATCTGAAACTCAACACAGACAGCTTTGCTCTGACTTACACGGAAGATGAGAGTCCAGATTCAATTGTGAACAAGGGACTGATGACTTATTCAGATATTGAGAAGGGATTGCTGAAGAAAATTGATGTCAGCGATATCAGTCCTTCTGGGATCTACAGACTGGATTTTTCAGATGTCATCTCAGAAGCAGGTGAATTCTTCAGCATCGAAGATAGTGACGGCAATCCCTGTCCCTTTGTCTTTGAATATGACAATGGCGAGTGTTATGGAAAGGACTGGATGGTTCCAGAGACACTCACGCTTAACAAAACAAATTATGTCTACATCAGGGCTCCTTATTCCAGAGATCTTGATGAAACACCTGAGACATTCCAGATGAAAGTCTATAGTTCTCAATACAGAAATCACATGATAGCGGAAAAGGTTTTAGACTGGTATGACGATTTTAACTTCAATACGCTCTCAGGGCTTCATACAGAGCGAAAAAATGAAATCGACAGGGTTTACATCAGAAATGGAAGTTTGTTCGTCAAATCGACGGAGAGCGATCCTCTGACACTCTGCAAAGTCATGCCAGAGACCAGTCTTCAGGATTTCACGAGCTGTCTGATCGGAATGGATGGTTTTGACTGGGAAGATGAAAAGATCATTTGTGGTATGACAGATGAACAGGAAAAATACTGCTATGTCAGGACATCAGACACTGAGAATGAATTCAAGATCTGTGAATGGTCAAGCAGTGGCGGGGAAGTCATTGTTGACACTGTTGTTCTGGCTTCTGTCCTGACAAGTGTTGAATTCAAAAACACAGATGGAGTTGTTTCAGTTGTTCTCAACACAGAAGACGGCGTGGATCTCACACAGACTTATATCATCCCTTGGCTCGGCAATAATTTTGTCGGAGCATTCAGCTATGATTTCTTCAGAGGATACTAAATATTATCTTTAGAGACGAAAATCTGGGATAAAGTGTCTAAATATTGTCTTTAAATATATTATTCAAGGAAATATAAATAAAAATGTTATTTTATCAACGATTGAAAGGTAAGACATGAATTATATTGGATTTGATGTCAGCACAAACTCAACAGGGATCTGTTTCATCAGACCAGAAAAGAAACCCGTTCTCTATAGTTACACAACATATATAAAAGAAGATTTTGATTTTGAAAACACGGACTTCATTGTGAAGATCAGACCTCAGCCGAAAACAACATCACAAGATTTCAAAAGAATCCTGAATGTCAGGGACAACATTTTCAGAGATTGTCGAGAATGGTTTGAAGAGACTTCTGGCTGTTATTTTGAAAATTATGCAATGCACGGAGTCGGCAGGATCACAATGCTTGTCGAGACCACAGCGATCATCAAGGCAAAGCTCTATGAGATCGGAAAAAGTGTTGACGGTCTTTTTGCTCCGATGACAATCAAGAAAAACATCTGGGGTAAGGGCAATTTAGGAAAACAGGAAATTTATGATGTTGCCAGAAATGGCGTGATGTCAGAAGTTCTTGAAGATCTGGAAACACACGGTTTCGGTTTCAAGAAATCATCGTGTTGGGTTTCAGACATCATTGATGCCTATGGAGTTGCAGAATCAGGGAGGAGATCAGAAAATGAGTGATGAAAAAATGAATGATGTCTTTGAAGAATTAGACATCGACGCAACAGACGAAGAAATTGAATCAGAAGAGCTTGACAGCTTCCCAGAGGATTTCAGATTTCTGATTGATGATGTCAAGTCATCCATGAAAGATCTTGACAAGGAAATCAGCAGAATCTATGATGAGATCGGCGAAAAAGAAGCCAGTGTACCTGAGCTCGCTGATTTTGAAAATGAAAAAGACTATCACAATGCTCTGGAATCACACAGAAAGCTGATCCTCATGGAAAGACGCTACAAGCTGAAATGTGCTGAAACCGTTGCAAAGATGGTCACGGCAAAGAAACAATATGCTCAACATCTCATGGATCTGTATTCAAAAAGAAATTATCTGCTGAAGAAAGCAGGTGAAAATAACAAAGACAATAACGATGGCAGTTCTTCTGGAGGCGGTCTCACTGCTTCTCAGGTTAAGGAACTCATAGATCAGGAAAACGCAAAGAAAGAAGAAGAATTATTCTAGGGAGGAAAACATGTTTTGGAAATGGAAATGGAGCAGTCTTTTTTTAGAAGACGGAAAGGTGAGTCTCGGCAGAATCTCATTTTGGATCACATTCAGTGTCTTAGTCTGGTTCTGGATCAGAGCAGGTCTCAAAGTTGATGTGAATGTCACGATCCCAGATGCACCAGACAGCCTGCAATACACAGTCCTCTATCTGCTTGCCTACAACATGGGAAAGAAGATCAAGGGAATCTGGACAAAGGACAAAAAAGAAGTGGAGATGTTAGAAGAATGAGTTACACACCGAAATATTTCTCAGTCAAGGAATTAGTCCATCCCGATATCTATAACAAATTCAGGGAAAGATCTCTGATGTTCTTTGACACGAAAATTCTCTGGACAGCAGACAAACTCAGAGAAAGATATGGAAAAGCAATCATCAACACATGGGCATCTGGCGGAAACCGAAGCTATTCAGGTCTCAGACCTTTTGACAGCAGAATCGGGGCTTCTTACAGCACACATAAATTTGGAAAAGCAGTTGACATTCTTTTTGAAAAGGCGACTGCTCATGAAATCAGGGTTGACATGAAAAGATTTTCAGAATTAGAATGTTTTTCCAAGATCACAAGATGTGAAGACGGAGTTTCATGGCTTCATGTCGATGTTGCGAATATCGAACATGCGGGAATTCTGTTTTTCAAGCCATAAAATTTCTGACCCTACTACTTACATGTGTTTTCTCTGAAAACGCTCTCAGCCGTTAATTTTTTCGTCTAAGACACCTTTCTTGTCTAGCATCTTGACAATGATCTTGACTTTCTTGACGTGTTTAGGATCTTCAGCATATTTCGGGCCAGTTTTCCCATTCAATCTTTCCAGAAATCCTTTCCTGTCTGTTGGATACTTTTTCTTCCGAAAATATCTGAGAATATCCTGAAGACCTTCTTTTGATGATTTGTACATTCTCATACAATAGATCGGCGACTTCTTGCATTTTGGGTGCTGTTTCTTTTTGTTGAACTGTTTGATGCTGAAATAGTTGTGAAAGTCATTATGATATTTTGATCTGAACCAGCCAGTCTCAAGAACTGCAAGGGCAACTATTTCTCTGGCAACATTTTTATATTCAGTCTTCTGAAAAAAATCATAGACCTTCTGAGGCGATTCCGCCTGAACGAACATTGTGAAAAACATGATAAACACAAACACTAATTTCTTCAAATTCTACTCCTTAAATTATTGATAAAGTCTTCTTATTTATTTTCTGAGAGTCAGAAATCTGTCTTTGATCTCCTGAAGCCGATTGTGGAAAGTGTCTTCTCCAGTGTCCCCAGAAAGGAGATAGTCAATCTCATGAACCACTTTCGACATTGTTCTGAGAATTTCCGAAGCCGACTGAAATTCTTCAATCGTTTCTTTTGAATATTCTGAAAAAATTGACTCATTGGTGTATAATTCTTCTTCAGTGAAAACTCTGCCTCTGTTTTTCTTCCATTTCGCGACAATGTTTTCGAGTTCATTAGCGATCTCTTCAATCCGATATTGATTGTACTCAAAATGTCCACCATTCATTTCTCTTCCTCCAATTCTTTTAATCTTTTTTCACGAAGCATGAAATATGCAAATTTAACCTGTTGTAGTCTCCATTGATTCCATCTATCACTACAATAATGAATTCTGTGTGCTAGATCATCCCATGAATTCTTGTAATATTCGCTGTCGGTGTCTAATACCATCAATAGACAATTTTCTCTAAACTGAAGCCAGTTTTCCTTGTCGCTTATAAAATCACTGTCGCCGTACCAGATCTTTCCTTCAATTCTCAACAATTCTTTATCAATGAATTTAATATCTTTTCTGCTGATATTCTCAGATCTTTTTTCAATGTATTTGTAGAGATAATAGGATCTGGCAAAACTCGTCTTGAAAACATAAGTGTCTAGGAATTGTCTGACTGAAAACCAGACGTTTCTGACAGGCTTCAGACATTTAGCATATCTGATCCCGTCTTTGATTTTCCAAAAAATATTAGAAATGGTGTAGAAGAGTGAATGAATTGGGTAATAGAGATAAACAAGATATCTCAGCATTGTTTCAACCCATAACTTTCTTTTCAATCTTCTTTTGTTGAATTTCCATTTTGACATCATCCCACCTCTTCCTCCTGAGACAAATTAATAAACACTGACATCTTACATCAGACATTTTCAAAAGTCAAGAAAATAAATAATTAAGAAGTTTTTTATACATAAAGGAGAAAAACATGCTCAAAGGAAATGAATTCAGAAAATTCTTCGACGGGAACTCGGCATATATCAGCAATTATGATTTCACAGCTGTTGTCACAAATGATTCCAGACTCGTGACACTCACTGGTCTGCCGTTCACACTTTCTGAGGAAGCTGTTGTCGGCGGAATCTGCTGGAACATCACACAGAATGAACTTGTGCCGAACGAAGACATCACGATCACAACTGCTCCGTCTGTGACCATCACATTCAATGATATCGCGGATGATAATGTTTTCACAACAGGCGACAAACTTCTGCTGATTCTCAACGGCCCGAACAGACTTTCTTCATCAGGCGGGATCAATTCTGCTGTTGTCGCTGGAGAAGATGCAGGAACATCAACAGATGATGCTGTTCTGATCGCTGGCTTTGATGGAACAAATTTCAGACTGCTTTCTGTGAACACAAGTGGTGAGCTGATTCTTGCTAGTTACAGTTCATCTTCAAACGCAGAAAGAGTTGAAGAAATAAACTCACTTAATCAGCAATATGTTTATGAAGAAACTGAACTGACGAATATAGCTTCGGGAACAACTGGATACATCTATTTTGATTTCGATGGTTTCAAGTCCTCGGCAATTCAGACGATCATTTCTGGAGCAGGGACGCTCACCTATTACTTAGAAGCAACTTGTCAGAATGACGGAACAGCTCCTGCTTCTTGTACTTATCAGGATGTAACAACAGACCTCGCAGGTTCTGCTTCTTTCACTGCTTCTGATATACACTTTCTTGATACGACACTCCCCGTAAAATATCTCAGACTCAAATATGTCACCACTGTTGATGTTACAAATCTGACTGTTTACTCCAAGAAACTTTACTAAGGGAGGATTGAAATGAGCAGATCATCAGCAATATTAAAAATGCCAAAAGCAAATTCAGCAGATAATAACTCTCTAAATGATGTTATCGGGAACAAGGATGACAGATCATTTTCTAACTGGCAGAATGACCCGCCTGATCCGAGTGTAATAGGTCATCTGACAGCAAATTATTATCATGTTCATGATGCCAGTAGAGTATATCCCAGAACAGATGATGATACACCTTTAGCTGGAATTACTGTTACAGATGGTGGAAGTTCATGGACATTCGGGTCATGGGTTGAAATAACTAATTTTGATACTAAAACTGTTATGTCTGACGTTCATCACGTTTACATTAACAACATAAGTAATGTGGATGAATATGTTCTTCAGCTTGGAACAGGAGAAAGTGGTTCACAGGAATTCTGGGGGGAATGTGCTTTTTCAAGAGACACAAATCAGAACAGAGTAGCACCCTGTAACATTCAAGGAAAACCAATTCCTGCTGGAACAAAGTTGTGGGCAAGACTTGCTAGTAATGATGGGTCAAGTTCTACAGCCCGGATAAAGGTCTACACTCATCAATATCCATCAGTAACAGGAGCATAAAATGACAAAAGAATATTTGAAAAACAAAACGTATGACGAGATAAAGGTCATAGAAAAAAGTGAAAAGAAAGATGCCAGCAATCTTATTGAACCAACTGACAAGGAGAAACTCGAAGTGATATACCTGCTCAGGAACGGGAAGTCTATTGGTGAAATTAAGAAAGAATGGAAGAGAGATAATTTGAGTCTCTCCAAAGCGCAGATAAAAGCTATTGAAGCCGATTGGAAAGAAGCACTCAAGGAAAAGAAACCAAAAGAAGAAAACCCAAAGAAAGAGAAAAAAGTTAAATAATGTCAAGAACGTCAGCAAACTTAAAATCGCCTGTACATACATTCAGGTCATGCGAAAAGTATGTACCATGTGATATGTATATGTATTTTGCTGAATACACTCCTTCTTTATCTGTCAGTGTTTCTAAAGGTGATAAACAACTTACAGTTGATGATACGACAGGGATCAGTGCTGGAGACGTTATAACAATATATGAAGACTGTTGGATATTTCAAAATCTTGTCAATTCTGTTATCGACGGCACACATCTTACTCTGAAAGTTGGTGTCGATTATGATTTTACTACTGATTGTGAAATAGAAGTTGGTTCTTGGAACGCAGGTGGACTTGACGGAAGTGGAACAACAAAGAAATTCTACATTAAAGCTCCTCCATCTGGTAATTATGTGATAAGAACATTAAATGTATCAATGCTTGATTCAAGCGATATGGATGACGGAATGTTTGGAGGGCTTTCAGAACTGACAAACGGAATTCAATTTGCTATTGATAACGGATTTAGTAAGAATTTGGCTCTGGTGGTTAATAATCTTGGATTTTGGGAGATAGGATTCGATTGTGTCTATTCGTCAAAAGCACCCTCTGGACAATATGGTTTCAAAGCAAGAAGAGACATTCTAGGTGTTAATGGTGTTGACGTTATTCTTGAGGCTGGAACGACGGCAGAATTTCAAGTCTTCATTAATGACGATCTTGATGGGTTAGATCTTTTGGATTTTGTTGTTAATGGACACTTAGTCCCTGTTAATTGTTAGGAGAAAATATGAGCTACTACGAAGATTACAGAAAAAGACATTATAATTCAGAACACAGCGTAAAGAACGGTAGACTCGATGAAAAAGGTCTTGTCCTCCGAACAGGTGAAGAAGATACAATAACAGGTCAGAAAAGTTATGGTGTCAGTGACACTACTTTCCTGATGAATGTCAGAGGCGATCAGACGTTTCCTACACAGATGTTCAATTATAAAAGTCTTGATATGGAAGCTCTGCTGTTTAATCAGCGATTGGGATATAATGGGAGTGATATTGAAGATCTGATTAATAATAGAGATGGAAAACTGGTTGGTAGTTATTGTGCAAAGGGTGACGGGACTACAGGGTATATTGATTTCGGCACAGTAAACGCCTGTGATGCTGGTTCAGGATATTCAGAAGATTTTAATAT